TCAGGGCCGAACATGGCCCAGGTGCCGGCGATCCGGCTGGATGACAATGACAAGCCCCTCCTCGGCTTCGAAGGTGGGTATGGTGTCGAGGCCCGCAGCCTCTTCCGAGCCGGGCCGGGCCAGGTCCTCGTGGGTGTTGATGCCGAGGGTCTCGAGCTTCGAGAGCTCGCCCACTACATGGCTCGCTACGATGACGGCGCCTACGTGGAAACCGTCGTCAATGGTAAGAAGGCCGACGGCACGGACGTCCACTCGGTCAACCGCGTCGCGATTGGCCTCAACAGCCGTTATAACGCGAAGACCTGGACCTACGCCTACCTTTACGGGGCCGGCGACCTGAAGCTCGGTAAGATCGCCTATGACGATATGACCGAGCAGCAGAGGCTTGTGTTCAATAGCAAGCACAAGCCGGGACCGGATCGCGAGCGTGGTATTGCGCGGCTCGGGTCGAAGAAGCGGAAGCGGATCGAGAGCAGCCTCCCGGCGCTCGGCAAGCTTCAGGCCGCCATCAAGGAAGCGGCCCGTTCAGCCAAGCAGCTACGTAGCCATGATGGTCGGATGCTCAACATCCGGGCTCAGCACGCCGCGCTCAATACGCTTCTTCAGGGCGGAGGGGCGGTCGTGATGAAGAAGGCTCTAGTCCTGGCTTACGACGCCTTTCTCAAAAAAGGCTGGGAGCACGGCCGCGAGTTCGCGTTCGTCGCTAACGTCCACGATGAGTTTCAGATGGAGGTGCAGCCAGAATATGCGGAGGAGATCGGCCAGATTGCGGCCGATGCCATCCGCCGAGCAGGCGAAGCCTTCGAGCTCCGCTGCCCTCTCTCGGGCTCGGCGGATATCGGAGAGACGTGGGCGGCGACCCACTGAGAGAGACCCCCGTTACGTTATGATCCAGAACGCTCGCGTTCGGGCACGCGCGGCGGGGGTTCCGTTCACTATAGCGACGACGGACATTGTGATCCCGACGCACTGCCCGATCTTGGGCATCCCCCTCTTCACGGGGAAGCGCGGCGGCGGCGACAACAGCCCCTCGCTCGACCGGGTTCGGCCCGAGCGTGGCTACGTTCCGGGCAACATTATCGTCATCAGCAACCGAGCCAATCGGCTCAAATCGGACGCCAGCATCGAGGAGCTTCGCGACATCGCGAGCTTCTATGCGACCCTTCAGGGGGACGTCCGGGTTACAGGAGCAAGTCAATGAACTGTGCCGTGTGTGGCTCACCGCTGAGCCAAACTCGCTGCGGCCGCAATAGCAAGCGGGTCTGCCCGCGTGGCCACCCGCAACCTAGCGCACCGTCTCAGGAGACGGTCGCCCGCAAAGCCGTCGAAGAACAAGGCATCGGCGAATGAAACTCATCAAGGACATCCTCTTCGACGCGACCAATCAGTCGCTTGATGTCGGCCGTCTGATCGGCGTTATCTCGGTCCTCAGCGTCCTCGTGGCGGCCGCCGGAAACTTCTACCGAGGTCAGGCTATTGACCTCGGACCCACCGGGCTCCCCGGAGGTCTCGCTACGATCCTCGCGGCGGCGGCTCTCTACATCATGAAGGACCGCCAGCAGGCGGCCGGCAAGTGAACCTCTTCCGCGCCGCTCTCGGGTTCCTCTTGCTGCTCATAGTGTTGGCCGCCGCGGCCAGCTGCGGCAGCGCTCAGGAACTTTGTCCGCGCCTCCCGGATACCCACCGGGTAACCCCCGCGGACCCTTACGAGTCCCCTCAAGCGCTCCAGCCGGACAACCGGAGTATCGCCTAATGGGAGCCGCAATCGGCACCGCGGCTGGTGCCTTCGTCAGCTTCCTCGGGAAGCTCAGTCTCCGCATCAACTGGCAGGGCTGGCTTGGCCTAGCCCTCGGTCTGGCTCTCGGCTTCCTTCTCGTCATGCAGAAGGGCGAGACCCGCCATTGGGAGAAGGAAAGCCACCGCTTCGAGCAGCTCTACCGGCTCGAGGTTGCAGCCCACCAGGCCGACCTGGTCACCTATCGCGACGCCGTTAGGCGAGCCGAGGAGGCGGACAAGGCCAACGCTCAGCGCGTCGTCGCCGAGCAGGCTGCCATCAACTCCACACGAGGTTCCTCATATGAAACACGCATTGCCGCTGCTCGCGCTCGCGCTCGCGGCCTGCCACACGGCCCGTCCGGAGACCATCAAAGCGGTCCCGGAGCAGCGCCAGTGCCCGGCCTACCCGCTGCCGCCGGAGGGGCTCCTGAAGGCGCCGATCAAGACGGACTTTCTGCCGACGACCGCCTCCTCGCAACCGAGCAAGCCATCCAGCTCGACGAGCTCATCAAATGGGTCCGTCAGCAGCATGGGGTCGACATCAACGGGAGGCAGTAAATGAGCCGGGCCGTGATCCTCTATCGCGTTCGGTCTCGCGAAGACCCTACCAAGTGGCGATCCTACGCTGAAAGCTTCAGCCGCGGAAAGCCGTTTGAGGACGCGCAGCTCTGGCGCAATCCCAAGAGTGCCGCAAAGGAAGCCAAGTATCAAGAAGAACGGCGAGCCTGGTCTCAGGAGTTGGTCGACAAGGGAGTTCACAAAGAACTCAGTTATATGGGGCCGTGCGACGTTGTCGCCGTCCGCATTGAGGAGCCGGGTTCCTGACCCGCACCCTCCTCATCGACGCTGACCTCCTCGCCTACCGCGCTACCGCAGCCAACGAGCGGAGATATGACTGGTCCGGCACGGGCCAGTTCTCCGTGGCGGCAGACGAGGAGGCTGCCCGTCAGGTGGCCTCTGAGGAGATCGAGCGCCTGGCTGACAGGCTCCGAGCAGATGACGTTCTAATTTGCCTGTCGGACGACTTCAACTCCTTCCGCAAGGAAAGGGTTGACCCGACCTACAAGGCAGTCCGTGCCGGGGTCGAACGGCCGCAGCATCTCTACGACCTCAAGGAGTGGCTGGCGGAGACCTACGACCATGCACGCTGGACGGCCTTAGAGGCAGACGACGTCATGGGCATCATCGCCACGGACCCCACCAGGACCGACGAGAGGATCATCGTCTCGGCCGATAAGGATATGCAGACGATCCCCGGCAAGCTCTACCGCCCTCAAGACGGGAAGGTCCGGGAGATCAGCGTCGAGGAAGCCGACCGCTTCCACCTCTGGCAGACCATTGTGGGTGACACGACGGACGGCTATCCGGGTCTTCCGGGTGCCGGGCCGGCAGAAGCGGAGCTTCTCCTCGACCGGCAGGGGTGGGAGCCCTACGTCCACACGTTCAAGTCCGGGCCTCGAAAGGGTCTGGAGGAAAAGCGGTGGCGGAGGATGGAGTTCTCAACCGCTTGGTCGGCCATCGTCTCGGCTTATTGGAAAGCCGGGCTCTCAGAGGAGGACGCCCTGACGCAAGCTCGTCTAGCGCGCATCCTCCGCTACGAGGATGTTGACGGCCGAACCCCTCGACTCTGGAACCCGCCAGCAGGCTAGGCACGCTTATGTGTCATTGTGCCGCACTATTATGGGGACCTCCAGGGTCCCCTAGGTAGGTATGGCGTAAGAACCTACTGCCTACGCAGCACTGGCACACCGAAAATTGTAGGGCTCCGGAAGTTTCCCTTGTCGGGAGCCGGAGCCCTTTTTGCCAGGAGTGCAAACTTTGCAGAAGTTTCCCGCGACGTCGGGGGAGCTGATCCGCACGCTTGAGGGCCTCTTTCCTGAGGTCATCGCGAAGCCGGGCGATCCCCCTGACAAGATATTCCATGCGTCCGGCCAGAGGTCGGTGATCCAGTTTCTCAAGCAATGGCGCGACGGCGCCCTCCAGCCGGCTCCTCAAGAGCGGCCCCGAGGGAGAGGCCGACCCACGCGCTGAGGAGACCCCTTACGTGTGCGTAGTCGACACGCCTGAAATCCCACAGCCGACGCCTCAAGAGCAGAACAAACCTCTCCCGATTATCCGCAACCCGATCCTCGATGGCCTCCTCGGCAACATCGCGGCCACCCGCGCCGGCACGAGCGCCTTCCGGATCGACCTCGTGAACCCCCTAACCATCCCCTCAGGTCCCGGCCCAGGCGCCGGCGGAGGTGGTGGTGGCGGCAGCGGGGGAGGCGGCAGCGGAGGTGGTGGCGGCACGAGCGGTGGATCGTCCGACGGCGAAGTAATCGGAACCGGCACGTTCACCAAGTTCGGCGGCCGCGGGTAACGCCAGATGGCTTCCGCCTCAGCTCGTTACTCGTTGCTCCAGCGCGGCCGCAATACGGTCCTGGAGCAGGCCCGCGCCGCGGCGAAGCTGACGATCCCTGGCCTCATCCCCGAGGCCGGAGCGTCGGACCCCCACGACGTCGCCGAGCAGCCTTATAGTTCCCTCGGAGCCCATGGCGTAAACAACGTCTCGGCCAAGTTGCTCCTCTCGCTCTTCCCGCCTCAGAGGCCATTCTTCCGGCTCGAGATTGCGGCGAACACTGCCAAGCAGATGGGCAGCAGCCTCGGCCCCGCTAATGAAGCGCTAGCCGGCATCAGCACCGCGGCCCAATCGCTCGTCGAAGGGTCCGGCTCGCGGCCCATGTGGATGGAAGTGTTCCGCCACCTGGTCGTCGCCGGCAACGTGCTGGTCTACCACCCCGAAGACGGAACGGCCATGCGAGTGTGGCGGCTGGACCAGTATGTGGTCCGGCGCGATGCTCAGGGCCGACTGCTCGAAGCGGTCATTGAAGAGGAGGTCTACCCCTCAGAGCTCGAAGAGTCTGTCCTCCAGGCCGTCAACATTACGCCTGACGAGCACGAGCCGGGGCACCCTTCGGACAAGAGCGAAGACAAGATCAAGGTCTACACGATGATCCTCCGCGAGGGGGACAACGTGCTGCACTACCAAGAGATCAACGACATCGAGGTCCCCGGCTCCCGCGGGCAGGCGAAAGCCGACGTGGCGGGCTGGCAAGCGCTTCGGTGGCAGGCCGTCCCAGGGTCCGACTATGGGCGCTCGATGGTCTCCGAATATGCCGGTGACTTCCTCTCTCTCGAAGAGGGGTGGAAGGCGGTCATTCAGTTCGCGGCCGAAGCGGCGCGCATCCTTCGCATTGCCGATCCCAACTCGGGCATCGACATCGAAGAGTTTGCCCAAGCGGAGACCGGGGACGTCCTCACCGGGTTCGTGGACAAAATCCAGACCTTGCAGCTCGACAAGCAAGCGGATTTTAACACGCTCTGGAATGTTCTTCAGAGCATTGAGCGGCGCCTCTCGCAGGCGTTTCTACTGACAGCAAACACTATCCGGGACGCCGAGCGCGTCACGGCGGAAGAAATCCGCGCGGTTGCGCAGGAGCTAGAGGACTCGTTCGGCGGCACCTATACGGTGCTCTCGGCCGAGGCTCAGGCGCCTTACGCTCGCCGCGTCCTCTATATCCTCAATAAGCAGGGCAAGGCGCCCAAGCTGCCAGCTACGGTTACCCCTCAGGTGGTCACCGGGTTCTCGGCTCTGGGCCAGACGCATGAGGCTGCCGCGATCATAGAGTGGCTTAAAGGGCTGCTCGAGATATTTGGCGAGAAAGCTCTCGCCTCCGAGGTCAAGTTCTCGGAGGTCGCTCTTCGCACGGGAACCTCACAAGGCATCACTGATGTCGCCGGGCTGCTCTACTCCGATCAGGAGAAGGCCGCCAACCAGCAATCCGCGATGAACGCCAACACCACGGCGGCCGTCGCTCCAGAGCTGGCTAAGGGCGCTATGAATATGATGGCCAAGGACCCCAAAGCGGCTGCCCAAGTAGCGGAGCAAATCAACGGTAATGGCCAGTAAAAATAAAGCACAGCCGGCGTCGGATAACGGCGCCATCGACACGTCTTCTGACCTCCTCGCCGAACTTCACGAGCAGGAAGTCGAGCGCGTTGAGCTAGCCCACGGAACCATTCTCGAGACCAACACGGTCTACGAGGATCGCACAGACAATCCAGAGGCAGAGCGGGATGTCGAATATGAGACCGAGGACGAAGACCTCGGCAACGGCACGATCCTGACGCACGTCCTGGGGGCGAAGGCTGAATAATGCTGGACGGCGAACAAACCGTAGACGACGGCATTGTCGAGGACATTGCAGGGACTCCCTCGTTTCAGGCCAGCCCTGGCGAGGTGGACCCGTTCCAGAAGGTCGAGCCCCACGCTAGGCCGGACAATATCCCGGAGAAGTTCTGGGATGCCGATAAAGGCGTCCTCAACACCGACGCTCTTCTGAAATCCTACTCTGAGCTGGAGAAACAGTTCAGCCTCAAGGGTGAAGAAGAGGAGCCTGGAGGCGAGCCAAAGCCAGAGGGTGAAGAGAAACTTACCGGCGAGGAAACCCCTGAGGGCGAAGAGAAGCCCAAAGAGGAAGAGGAAGAGCAGCCCGCTCCTAGCGACCTCACGGCCGCCGTGGAAGCCGCCCAGGTAGCTTATGCTGAGTCCGGGACGCTAAGCGCAGAGCTTCGCGCTCCCTTCCTTGCGGCCGGCATCTCTGACGCCCAGATTGATCTC